CCATACATGTGACTGTTGAATCTCATCCGTGCCAGTTCTTCTACATCGTGTGGTCTCTGTGTCATCAAGTCTGCGCGAATGTACCCAGCAAAGTTCGGAGTGAAATCCAGTGATTCTACCACATCACCGTACTTGCGAATCTTTTCAATGTGGTCATTAAAGGTATCATCCGTAATAATGTATTCGGTGATACCCCACCTATCGTAATTGTCTTTCATGTTATACTCAAAGTCTGCAGCACTTCTGGTATAGTCACCCTTCACACCAAGAACGGGATAGTTACAATAAGAACATTTGAACTTGCACCCACGAGATGTCTCCATTGAAAGAGTTTCGTGTGGTAACACATAGTCTCTGTCTTCGTAAAGGATAGTTAGAATCGGCCAAGGATATGCAGCGTACTCTGGGGTTCGCCAACAATCAACATGTTTTACTCTGTCTTGCCACATTTCATACTTCGCAGTGCCATTCAGAACTGCCTTCAATCCGAGCTCACCATACCCAGAAATATAATAATCGATGTTTGGTATTTGTGTTATAGACCAGATTGTCTGACTACCGGCAGTGGTCAAAACGTGGGGATATTCTTCTTTGATGTGTGCAAATAGTTTAACTATGACTGGCGCATGGAGATAGAATATGCCGCCTATACCCACCATCCGTGTGTCTGGGCCTATTCTACTTTTACAGACTTCTTTGAGTTCTTCTAGTGTCCACGAAAAGATGAAGTCTATCACCTCTACGTCAAACTCAAACTCTTTTCTAAGATATGTAGCAATTCGATAAGTTCCAGAAGACCGAGTTCTGGTTTCGTACACAGGGTCATCACCAAAATCATTTATATTACTGGAGTATCCTGACATACCAGTAAATAACAATACATCTACACTCATATCTATCCTATAATTATATAATTAATATATCTTTTTTATCTGGTAGTCAAAAGGTTCGGAGGTTCTAATCTCTATCGGGTTACCGTCCGTGTCAATTCCCTTGAAGTGATTCGGTTTCTTAGTTGAGATTTTCTTCAGACTAAAAACTTTCTTAGACTTCACCTTGCGAGAAACACCATCTTTAGTCTTACCGACTTCCTTAACAAACCAAATAGTAACTTCATACTCTTCATAGAGAAGTTTCTTCAACCACGTTATCATATCAATCCCCTAAATGTTATTGAACCACAAATCCTTGCCATTGTTACAAACACTAGATATTTTTAAAAGTTGTTGTTCGGTAAAAGGTAATTTCCGTTTTGGGTACTTTTGATTTTCATCAAATCTATCTTCTAAAAATAAAACTTGGCCAGGCCACTTCTTGTAAAATTCATGTTGTCTCTCGTAATTATCTGTGATGCGGTCAATGGCGATGTCAATAGTCGAATCAAAACTATCCAGTACATCATCGAACCAATCGGATTCATTCCGGCATTCAACTGGATGCCATACGTCACGAGCAACACAATTAATATAACTAATAATCTGTTCCGTCAAGTTCCGTCTGCAAAGATAAATTACATCGGCCCCCTTGATATACTGTCTATAAAAAATTTCGTGGTACAGACGATGTTGAACCTGATCCGGCATTATTTTATAAATCTGATAATCGTTGCTAGGTTCCTGATATTGCTGGTACAAGTATTCCCCAGTACACATCTCAGGATACTTGAGTCCCGTTGAATCAGATAGTTCTTTTATAAACGTGGATGACCCTGTTCTATAATTTGCGATTACTGTTATCACAACAACCCCTAACAGTTCCACCTTGCTCTTGCAGCCATTCCTCTTTCTCCCTTCCATTTCTTGGAGCGAGCGCAGAATGATTTGCGTCTTCCGGCAGCCTTACTACCTTTTTTGAGGTCACTTGGAGGAGTAGTCACTGCGGTTTGCAGATTACCACCAGTTTTTCTATTCTCCGCATCCACACCTTTTTGAGTGAGTCCAGCACCATCTTCTACTGACCGTTTATGACCAGATTTGACACCGCCTTCTTCAATCGTCTTTGAGATTTTCTTTCTAATGTCGGCAGAGAGTTCTTTGTAATGGTATAAGTCCTGACTATCGGCAGTGTGTTTCTCGCCTGTCATTACTTGTCCATTGTGGGCATGTTGTTGCCCTTTCCACTCTTTACCATCTTTAGTGTAGTGACCTTCTGATTTCCAAGAATGCTGTTCACCTTCTTTGACACAATTGATGTACTTGATGAACGATTGCATGATTAGTCTTCCACACTTGAATCTTTGAATGCGCCTTTTTGTGGTGCGCCTTTGCTGAATGGTTTACGCATCTTCTCACCAGAACCACTCTTAATTCTTTTTCGTTTGGCGTGAATGTTATCCCACAGTCCCTTTTTATTGCCTTCTAAGAATGTTAACATGTTATCCCTACCTTCTAGCTTTTGGTTTTGCGAATGTTTTCTTACTCGCCTTAAATTTCTTACCCTTCTGCTTAGAAGCAGATGCCATTGCCTTCTTAGGGTTATACTTCTTCGCAGTCTGTTTTTTCATGCCGCCAGACTTCAATCGTTTCATCTCGTTCTTTCTCACGATTGGTATCATTCTAGTTGCCATTCTAGATACTAATCCAGAGAACTTCTGAACCATTGCCTCAATACGACCCTTCTCTGCCGGCGGCAACGAACTGATATCTCTACCCTTAGCAATACGATTCTTAATCATATTCCTTGCACCACGGGTGGCACGTTTCTTCAGTCTTGCTGGGTCAGCAGCGCGTCTTGACGCCCGCATTCTGGCAACTTTAAGTTTCTGTCGGTTTCTTCTAGCGGCGAATCTTCGTTTCATCCGGCCCTGAATAGATAGTACTTCTGTTATCTCTACTTCATCATGCCAATCAACATCTTGGTCAAACGCTTCAAAGTCATCCAACTCTTCAGCGTCATACATGTCTAGACCCATCATGTCTTCAAACGACATGACATCTATCTCACCTTCCATCTTTTCGATTTCTGGTTCACCAAATATCGCAGTCCAATCGTTATCTAGTGGGATGACTCCGATATCAGTATCTAGTGATGCTAACGTCTTTGGATAATCTTCTTGTACCTTCTTCCTAGCAGATACTAAAGCGAGGGCCCTCTCCTTTGTTGTTGCATCGGATTGGCCTGGCGTAAGTTTCTTATAATAAGCAGTACCTTCGGGAGTACCCCACTCGTGTTTCTGTGGAGAATAATCTTCGGTGAAGTTCTTAGCAAGGACTCTAGCATCAACTTTATTTTGTCCGAACTGTCGAGCAACTTGTTGAGCGTAGTATGATATGCCGTGGCGTAGGCGACCACCAGTTTCTTTCTTCTTTCTGTCAATTATCTTCTTTAGTACTTCGCCTGCTTCTTTGTATTCTTTCCTATTCCACGTTTTTGCCAAGAATGGTTTTATCATGGATTGCGCTTCTGAGACCTCTAAGTTTTCATTAACTTTTTTTTTAGTTTTATTCTTAGAAGAATATGTATTCAGTTCATACGGGGTTTTACCACCCTTATTATACACTTGCGTGTGTATCGTATGTGATGAACCAGACTTGTGTGTTGCCGGAATATTGATGGTAGTGGTCTTTCCACTGCCAGGCTTCTTTGAACCCATCGCAATATGAGTATCGCGGTCATCATCGGAAACAGACAACCCACTCTTCGCGTGGTGTGCATGTGCGTGGTTAATTGCATCAGTATAACTCTTATGATATAGAGTGTAACCTTCGGCAATAGAACGAGCCTCATTCACAGTAGACTTTAATTTATTCTGTGGGTAACTCTTTTCGATGTCGCCCTTCTTCATACCTTTCCAGTTGGAATCGGGATGCATATTCTTAGTGCCTTTGGGTGGTTTAACTTTCCACTTAATAGCTTGCGCTTCCCAGACCTGACTTTCTTTAATACCACGGCGTTGTTTTTGGTCTAACATCCATCTCTTTGCGATAGGGTTGGTGATTGGCGTTTTCGACCAAGCCAGAACCTTCTTGTAGGTTGTTAGGATAGCAGCCTCATAATCAGAATCATCAGAATTATCCACTACAAAGAATTTACTCGTACCTTCAGTGAATGCGTTACTAAATCGCCCCAAGTTCAGTTGGACTGATTTCCACATTGGTTTGATTTTGTCTGGGCCCAGAGTCCGGTCTCTTTTATTGTCTCTATTCACAGCAGTATCAATGTCGGTATTGACAAAAATCATTGCAGTTTGATAACCCAACTTCTCTAGTTCAGCTTTCTGTTTCCTGATTTTGTCATAGTTCTTACCCGTACCATCAATAACTAAACCAAGTTTACCCGTGAGGTAATTACTCTTTCTGGCAGCAGTAAGTTTCGTAGCGCGGTCTCTGAGAGATTGACCTTTGGTTGAGTATATGGAATCAACATTCATCTCCATCCCAGCTTTCTTTAGGGCAGATTCAAATGCAAAGTCAGAATTTACAACCTTGAATCCAAGTGCTGGAAGAGCAGTCTTTCCTACGATAAACGATTTGCCACTGCCAGGCCCGCCGGCGAGAAAAATAGCCTTGAAAATTGCGGGGTCATTAATACCCTCTTCAAGTGTACTTGGTGGCAGTTCAGCAAAATCGGTAAATTTCTTCATAGTAATCCTATTTATAACTTTGTATAAGTGGTTTGCAATTTTCGACTATCATCGGAGCAAAGACTTTCATTTTTTCGTCCTTGATATGATTTCTAATTGCATCTACATCTCGAAAATCTTCTACCATCTCATCATACTCGGCAAAGGTAATCATTCCGTTGTAAAACAGTTCGTTTAGTTGTTTAAGTTTATCCTCGTATTCCTCTACTAGATTAAACTCAGGCAACAACAGCGGGGCCGTCAAAGGCCTCGCCATCGCTAAATAAACATCTCTCAGTACAGACAACAAAATCTACCCCTTAGTCAATTTGGATATTACGTTTTCTGTGTCCTCTCCATGCAACAAATCCACCCAACCGCAGTGTCCAATATGCAAGATAGTTCATAGTGTAAAATCCGTTAACATTGATATTAATATCTCTGAATGTTTCATCCATCCATTTTTGGTCTTTGATTCCAATGTTTTTCTTCTTGCCTTTTAATAATAGTGTCTCATACTTATACCCATAATCGTGAACCAATCCACCGATTAACATTACACCAACTGGAGAGAAAAAAGTTCTCATAAATTTTGGTATACTTGCACCGTCAAATTGAAATCCCTTTGGTATAACATATCCAACACCATCAATCGTATAGTTAAAGTCTTTAGTTAACTCCCAGTTCCTAGAACCCGTCAACCATGCAAGTACTCCACCCCAAAATCCTTTGCCCTTAGTTTCCATCGGCAGTGGTTTTAGTTGTGGCATATCCTTTGCATTAAATGTTAACTCGTTCCTTTCCTTTAAGTCCAGCGCGTTTATTGCTGCACCTATAAGGATTATGATAATGGCTAATGTGAATTGCCAAAACTGAATTGCCAAATCTACTACAAATTGCACTAAGTCCATCTATTTTTCCCTTTCTATAGTTTCTCTAGAGTGGACATTAACCTTTCTGCCCGGTTGGTTACTTGCTTGTACCATTTTGAATCTCTACCTTCTACAGCAGCTTTTGCCCAATCTTGACTTTCCAAAGCTTTGTGCATATTCTTGAATTTTGACAGGCGAGTCATACCCATATTAAACACCATGTTAATATTGATATTCTGAACTTCTTCAGGCCATTCGCAAAATCCAGACCAGCCATACAAGTTAACACAATCCCTACATGCAATTTGTATGTCTTGAACGAACAACTCTTCGACTCTTTCTTTGGTGACCGCATCACCAACTTCCAGTTTTACTTCTGCGTCATCTGCTTTTATGAGGTGTCCAATACCAACTGTAGGATAACCGAGGTGGTCTAAGTACACTTCATATTTACAACCTTCGTCTTCTGATATCACAGCAAGGAGTTCCGGCCGTAAAGCAATCTCCTCATAGTAACCGTCAGGCAGGTCATTGGGTTCTGATATGCCTGGCCCGTTCGTTTTAAGTCCGTAAAGTCCCCATGTTTGGCCTTCGTGAGGTGCTGAGGTAGGGTTCCATTCTAGCCCGTTGTCGGGTAATAACCCTTCTAAATATTTTGACATGTTTTTTATTCCTTTATGTATTGTGAGAAAGAGTAGTGTGTGTTTTCTTTTAACTCCATACCTTTCTTCACATCGTTAAACAGTGACTGAGAACCAGTGTAACCAGCGGGTAGGCCTCTCTTGAAAGATTTAAAATCGTTGTTTTTAACAAACAGTCGCATCTTACTAGCACTCATCCCAGAAACGCCTTCGGCATCTGGGTCTCTAGCACCAGCAGAAACTACTGTTATTTCATCAAACGTAAAATCCTTGCCATTGTACTTCGTTAATATACGTTGAAATTCTGACACCCTATCTGAACCAGCAATCATAATAACCTTATCATATTTATCAGATAACAATGCGAGTTGTCGTATGAAGTTGGGGTTCTGCGTGTCGGAGGATTTAACATTGGTATTGGGGAACATCTTTTTTAGGTGTGCGACCTTGCGTTTAGGACTCAAAGGATTCTTGTGTTTATCCTGAGTATGACTCACTACGATAAGATGGTCTGCTTTATTTTGTTGAGCAATCTGCTTGACTTTTTGCACCAGTTTCCCATGGCCATTGGTAGGCGGGTTCATTCTACCAAATGCATATACTAATGTCTTCATCTGTCCCACGCCTTTATTGCGGTAAAGTTATTGTAACTAAACTCCATCCTATCGACCAACTTAACAGCGTTACCAGTTACCCTATCTATGGCAACATATCCCTCTGGATTAGTAACCTTGAACCCCTGTTTAGTCCTAACGAAAGTATTAGTTAATTGTTTTACCTTGTTTAATTTATTGATAATCATTTGTTTAGCATCAATCAATGCATTCTGATATAATATTATATTGGTAATAAGAGTACTATATGATTTCAACTCTCGTATGGTTTCTTTCTTCTTAATTTCCAATTTTTTCTGATTAGATTCGGTCTTTAGTTTATTTATCTCTATGTCGAATTTACCCTCGACCCAATCAGTATAACCGGACACATAACCGGACACATTTGTTACTTTCTGTCCGACCTTGACCTTTGAATTATAGTATGTCTTAATACTGGCACCAATAAACTTACCAGTGAAACTTGATTGCAATGACAAGAATCTAGTCAGTTGACCCGAATTGATTGTTTGGAATATCTTGCCGACCAGACTCAACTTCGCGGTAATAGAGGCGGTCTCGGCCTGTGTGAATGTAGACGTACCACTGGTATCCTTGTATGTGGCATCATCCATCCAAACTGTTCTTTGTTTTTTTAGAGAGGATATGTTCGCACCAAAAGATGCCTTCATAGCCTGCAATGAATCACCTGTGTATGTTGTGTGCCATACTACACCGATTTTTGTTTTGCGTATCTCATTGTCCAAGTCCGAACCTTTGGGTACTGCATACACAATCGTGTTGGGTTGAAACGTGGTGTATTTCTCACCATCAATGATTTCGTTTTCCAAAGAAGCAGTAGTGAACATGAGGTCACCCTGTAGTACATTCCGAATACCCAGTTTAGAAAATTCCTGTAAGGCGACAATGAAAGGCGCCTTTAGTCCGGTTGGAAGTTTGGGGTCTTTGGTGATTTCTTGCGTGGTCTTATATAATAGTGGAGACTTATTAAACACGGATTTCTTTGCGACAAAGAATTTACCGTCACTAGGATCGACACCAGCAAATATAGCAGGAGCGCCATCCCATTTGACTGTCATATTAACAGCCGAACGAGAATGCCCAGCCATCATATCTCTCAATGCCTGCAAAAAGTTGATTGCACCCCTAGCACCACCTATTCCGAAATTAAGAATTTCATCTTCTAGGTGTTCTAAGTGCAAATTTTTACCGTTTGAATCCTCATTCAAATATGATAAAAAAGATGTCATTGACATAATGTTCTTTCCATAATCCTATTTTATTCCACTATTTATAATAAACCCTTCTAGACCTCTTTTATTTTGGGTTTCTTTTTGCCTCCAGTTAATACCCTCTTATTTTCAGCGCGGAGTTCTTTCAACTCTTCTAATGCTGACAGTTTAGCTGATAGTTCAAAGTCTAACCCAATCTTCTTCTCTTCGTAGTTCCTCAGTAGAATTTGTACATTGGCATTAGCAATAATAAGTTGGTCACGCAATGCAATTCTAGCCTGTTCCGCAACAGCAAAGTTTCTTTCCAAGAGTTTCATCTGTGCAAAGACTTTCCATTTCTCAATGTAGTCAAGTTCCAATGCGTGTGATAGTGCCTTGACTGTCTCGCTGTCCAAGTCTTCATCATACAACATCTTGTCATCCATGATTACTGGATTGACAAATTGTTCTTCCAGACCCAGTTCATCGGTCAATGGGTCAATTACTTTTTCGGCCGGTTTTAAGGTGTCACTTAGTAGTGTCTTCATTCTCATTTCCTCATAATTAAAAAGGGGACTTTCGTCCCCTATATTTATACCAATTCTCTATCAACTAAAACTACTTAAATCCCTCAGTTGAAATAGAACCTAGTTTCTTTCTGACTCGTTGCATACTGTCACGAACAGCAGATTCCTTTTTGTCCTTCTTGCCATAATCACTCGCCAATGCCGAGGTGGGGTTTGCATCAGCAATCCTAGACAATACATCTTTAAATCCACCATCGGGCTTAACTCTGTCATTCACACCACCTTTGCTGATGGCGGGAGCGGTTACTATCTGCCTGAAGTGTGGGTTCTGACTGAGGAACTTAGGTTTGTCAGCTATCTTCATCATAATATCGAATTCTTCTCCGGTTTCCTCATTGTATATTGTATAAGTGGGCATCATGGTTTCCTAGTTATAGTGAAGTAAGTATGTTTCTCATTAGTAGTATTATTCCAGCAGCGTTTAGCATGATGAGGGCCCTATCCTGCCATATAATAGATACCCACAACCACAGTGAGATACCTATAAATGAAAGGGTTAAATCGTACATCTGAAATCCATCAATACCTCTAAGAGACATTGCACTGAGAACAAATACAGATGCTACCCACTTTACATACCAATCTAGTGTATATTTAGGTGTCGCAGATTTGAATATTCTTCTGGAATTTTCTAGTTCTTTTTTATCAAAAGAGTGATGAGGCATTAAGGGTGTCCTGATACATCAGGGAAAGATGTATAAAGTTTATATTCTACTCGTTTCATTCCCAACACCACTCTAGCGGCATCTCGCACTTCTGCACTTACAGCATGCCCAAACTGTTCTGGGTCTAACAACCGATACAAAAGACGGTATGCATCTAAAATGTTTTGCGCCATATCTTCCTGTTCATCCGGCAGAGTACTAAGCATATCGGCAATTTTCTGTAACGGTTCAGACATTAGACTATAATCCCACTCGTGAATTTGCGGTATGAACTTTGCACATCCTTATTCGTTGGCGAAACAAATACAATGCCACCTGAATAGAAAGTCATCTCATCGGCATTTTCAACACCAGTAAGACAAACACCCCTAGCAAATCCCATGCCTTCTGCCGTGGTAATTAACATCCGTGGGTCTGTTAGTTTTAAACGTGTATCTGTTTCCCAATCTAGTTTACCGATAAACTCACCGGCGGCCGTGATTACCGACACAATATCATTCTTTTCCATATTTAAGGTCTCGTCATAATTAAAAAAAGGGAGGCATTTTCAGTCCCCCCGTGGATGTTCGGTCATCAACCTCTACAGACTTTAGCAGGCATCCTGTAATCGCCTCGTTTCTAATCTACCTCAATCGTAACAGTATAATTTTGTCCATTAAAATCGGTGACTTTTATTGTTTTCTTCGTTGATATAAACCAACCACCAACGGGGTCTAAGTCCGAGCAGATTGGCCCAACATCGGTGATTAACATGTCACAGTCAATGTTGGAGTACTTTGACCGTACCAATTGATTGAGACATTCTTGGGCGATTTTGTCGCAGTAAGCAATACTCATTATAGATATCCCGGCCCTGTCCACTGAACCCAACCCACACCGATACCATCTTCTAGCATCTTAAAGACATTGCCCCGTGGTTTGTTCCTAGCAGGAGCATTGTACCCTGCGGCCATTAGGATGTCACCCTTGGCGAACAACTTGTCGGTGTCAGTCTTAACAATGAAACCCCAGACAGCGTTTCGTTTTATTATCTTAATGTACTTACTACCTTCGGTGACCGTACACTCCTCGCGGAAGTTAGCAATGGTCTCTACTAGTCGGTCTTCGGAGTAGTTATTCGCCCGAAAAGACGCGGTAGTCCATCGTTCATAGTCATTGTTGATTAGTTCTAACAGGTTATCAATTTCTTTTTTCATCATCATCTCTCTCATCTCGATTACATAATGATCATGACACACTTCTAAGCAGAAGTCAAGGGCCAATATCGAAAAAAGCGCAAATAAAGCGCTTTAATCGGAGATATTTCACAGTTTATTTCTTATTATATGCCTGAGCCCCAAAGAAAGCGGCCACAATACCAGCAACAGCGACAAAATAGGTGGGGGCCATGCTACCCAGTGTTTTCTGGGCCTCATCCAACCCCATCATGGAGGCAACAACCACTGAGGCGGGATACAGCAACATGCCACCAAGGGCAAACCACGCCATGGCACGTTGAGAGTCCCTCATCAGGTCTTGGTCTTCCAGTTCCTTTCGTTTAAACTCCATGAACATCTTGTGTTCTTCTTGGTCAACTACGCCATCACCGTTGCTGTCTGCTGGGTGGTGTGGTTTGGTCTCATCAGTCATCAGATACTGCTCCTTTTATTTTGTCTAAGAACGATTCCTTGTCAGGGGCCTCGCTTTCTTGTACTTCTGTTTCCACATCATCTGATATCACAGTTCTATAATATACTATCACTTCTTTGGTTTCTTTCACATAGCGTTTAATCTCTTGAAGATTGTATGCCATGAGTTCATAGTCGCCCGGCGTCATGGCCATAAAGACCAGTTGTCCAGCTTCTTTTTCGACTTTCTCTATAAATGAATCTAGGTTTTTCTTTGATACGACATACCATCGGGGTTCTTTCATATCGATGGGCCGAGGATACACTGGATGCTGAATAGGTATTCGCACCTCAACAGTTTTAATTTCAACCACACGGGGCGGTTGCGGTAATAACGAACAGGCGTTAATTACTAGAGTCAAAGTCGAAAGTAGAATCACTTTCGAGACTATCGAATACTTTTTTGGTTGCATTATTCACCTTCGGTTCAATTAGGCCTGGCTTCGCAGCTGCAAGTTTACTGAAGTCATGTCGGCGGAAAATATCAAGATACCTTGTCATCTCTGCCTCAATTTCTGCATTCTTAGAAGTCAACTCACCAAGCGCCTTTGCATTCAATTCATATTGATGCTGAATTTTCTCTATGGTATCATTTTGGACTTGGACTTGGAGTTCCATTGCCATATTGTATTCTCTTAGTTCGATGAGTTCCGACTGAGTGTTTGTGTAATACAAATACCCAACCAGACCACCGGCGAGAATGAAACCAAATAGTATTTTACTTATCATAATCCTATTTATACTTTTATTTCGTTAAGGTTTAACCGACTGCCGAAAGTTCCCCTGTCGAACACGGGTTGGTCATCCTGTTTACTTTGACCAGAATCAACTATGTTAATCTGAGCACCATCTTCCAAATCATACAAACGCATCTTCGCCCTGTCAACACCAATCATAAATCGTTTGTTTCTCGTTGGGTCACTGTATCGATTCTTCAATTGTTTAACCATCATGTGACCTTGTTCTTCTAACTCTTCGGTGGAGATTAGAGCGAACATCAAATCAGCAGTAGCAGGCAAACCAAAACTCTCTGAGGTATCTGTCAAGTCAACATCACTATTATTGTAACCACCACGAGTAGTTTGTGTTGCAGATACAATTGGCAAGTTATACTCTACGGCGAGACCACGCATTTCTTCAGCGATACTCTTAATGATGGTGTATGAATTCGCACCAGCATTTGCCCGCAGTCTTTGACTCACGCATATATTAAGATAATCCACAAAGATAATATCAGGCGTCATGTCTTGTTTGAGTTTTAGTTCTTCTAGCAGAGCGCGGAAGTGTCCAGTGTGAGCAGTAGCAGTTGGATACTCCTTAATAATCAAACGTCCGTTAACTTTGTTTTTGATTTTCTCTATGCGGTCACTGTACATTTCATGTGATAGGTCTCGCAAATCACCAATGGAAACATCCATTAGGTTGGCGTCAATCCTCTCAGCGATTCTTTCCTCAGCCATTTCCAATGTAATATAGAGAACATTCTTTCCGGCAGCGATAGCACCAGCAGCAACATGACACATGAACAGAGACTTACCAACACCCGTACCGGCGAGAGCGATGTTCAAGGTTTTGTTTGTCAACCCACCCTCAGTAATCTTGTTGAAGTAATCCAAATCGAATGGCAATTTCTCTTCGTGTCTATGATAGAATTCATACCGTGACTCAGCATCACCAACATAATCGTGACCGATACTATTATCAAAACCAACACTCAAGGCATCAGACAGAATAGAGGGTAACGAATCAACAGTAAACTCTTTCTCTGTACCATCGATAATCTGAATAGATTTCATAATGGCATTGTACACTGCCTTTTCTTTACAGAACTTCTCTGTCGTGTCTACCAACCAAGTCAAGTCGGCCGCAGTCAAGTCTGTCTTAAAACTGTTTACTAGTTGTTCGCACTTCTCATACAAGTCTTCCGTAATTCTACGGTTGTCCTGTAAGGCAATCTTAATTGCACTGATAGACGGCGGCGCATTATACTTGGTAGTATACTCACTAATGGCCTTGAATACTTCACGGTATTCGGTATCAAGGAAATAGTCTTCGTTGAGATGCGCTATTGCTTGTCTAAGATAATCTTCATTAAAAATTAAATTCGTCAGTATTTGTTGTTCTATTCTCATTAATAAATTCTTCCTTCACTTCTTCAACGCATGGTTCACACATGTATGCCTCGCCACTACTGTGGCGAAAACACACGACTGCATCATTATCTAAATCTAAATCTTTGTCACACTTATCACACTTCGGAGTAGGCATCAGCAATGTCCTTTTCTGACACCTCAGACTGCATAATCGCATCAGTAGACATCTGATACCTACCCTCAATCCAAGTAGAGAATGTTTTATCGGCAAGAATCGGCATCCAGAACTCTTTTACATAAGTGTCCTTGGTTCTGAACTTCTTGCCATCTTCTCCATCCGATGCAATCTGATACCATCCATTTGATGGTTTGACTACATGACCAGACTCTAGGGCCATGTCTAGCAATCCAGACCATTTACTGATACCACCTTCCCACGATACTTCAATCGGTATCTTAGACTTCTCACGAACAAATCGTGACTTCTCTACATTGATAATGAAATTATAACCAGTGACATCCTTACCAACTTTCTCTTGTTGGCGACCAATGATGAAGATGTTATCCGCAGAGTAATATATGCCTGTGCCACCAGAAACAACTGCCTTGGGGAACATACCAATTTCCATGTAAGTGTG